TAAACTGTCGTCTAAATCTGAAACTTTAGCCATTTATTAATCTTTGTTTTTAACTTTTGATGGTTTGCCATTTACATATATTGCAAACCAACCAGCACCTGCGCCAACTACTACTGACACTAAACCTGCTTGTGCATTGTTAGGATTCTCTAATGCCATAAACCAATTGATTACATCTAAAAATGCCCATGCATAAGCAATCATTAATAGACGTGGTACTATTCTCCAGTTTGACATTAATTCAGGTATCTCTACCTCTACAAAATGCCATAATTGTTTTATACCATATTTTATACCAGACCATCCTGATCCGAATAAGTTTTTAATTCTTTGTATCATTTGTTAGCATTCCTTCTTTTTTCGTTTTCTTCTTTTATGTAATTTATTAACATACTAACATAGATGTCCCTTTCCCAAGGTATCATATTCTCAAGCTCACTTAAACTATATTTATGATGTTGCACAAGGGCAAAATTGGTTTCAAATATGGCCTCTAGGGAATTGTGTGAGAGGCTTACCCGAAAAAATCTTGCAACCCTTGCAGGGTCACTGTACTTTTTACCTTTGTGCTAGGATTTACTACCTCTATCACTTGTTTTAATTTTGGCATTGTATCAAAAAATTTCTTTATTTTGACAAAACTGTCTTGTGTCATAGTTTCAACAAATTCTTTGATTTCCTCTGGTGTAGCATCTTTCGCTGGGTATATCTTATCGCCTTCAAATATATGGTCCACACAATCTATTAACACTGCAAATACGTTATCTACATCATTTGTGTTAATATCTTTCCCTACTGTGTAATTCTTAAGCGTTGGATATCTCAACACCATACCTAGTTTTCTATTTTCGTCAACCACAATTTTATTTGTGTGGTCTTCATCTACATGCACTTCTACTTTTGGTAAGTCAACTTTTACGTCTGCATATGTCTTATTATCGTCTGGACAAATAACTTTAAAATCAGCTACTTCACCTACAGATTTGGCACGAATATTTAAAAACAAATATTCTATATCAAATAAAGGTAAACTATCTACATTCAATGTGTTAAATGTACAAGCATTTATGATCTCTTTTACTGCATTGACCATTTCTGCATTGTTTTTGGATTCCATTGCAACAAACAAGACCTTTTCTTCTTTGACTAAAAAAGGTCTAAACTTGACTTTCTTATCTTCGGAAGGCAATGTCAATTCATAAGTTGGCACATCCACTTTTGGTAACGTCATTATATCTCCTTATAATTAAATATTTAGAGGTGGGAAGTTAGGGAATGGTGGGAATACTCTCCCTCCAGTTATGCCACCAATAGGTAATCTTCGTTTGATACCTTGTAACACTTCTGTTCCTGCTCTTCTTAACTCTGGTGGTAGTTTACCAAGTAAACCACCAAAAGGACCACCACCACTTTTCACTGTTACATCTCTAAAGTTTGGTGTTCCTAATTCTATTTGTCCTGCTTTATCAATAAAGTAATTAACCCAATTTCTATATTCAAACGATACACTAAAAGTTTGTATCTCGTTTGCCGTATGAGCATAATCTACTTTACTAACAATTTTAGGAAAACAATCAAACAATTTAACTCCATAGGTTACATCATCTCTTTCGTTTTTACTCTCAAAACTACCTAACTGAAATATATTCATATCAGATACATAATTGTCATAGAAATTAAAGTTATGTGTAGTATTACTGTATGCAGCATTCTGCCACATCTCAAAATAACTACGTTCTCTCATAAACTTATCTGCATAAAACGTGGCATCTATACTTGTTGCCTTGTAATCATATGCAAATCTTCTTGGAGGACCATTGTGTTTGATTTCTTTGGTCTGAATTTCTTTCTCTGGCATAGATATAGAATTACAAAATGCTTGTACTCGTCTAGCATTAGCCACTTGTACAGCATTCAATTCACCCTGTGATCTAAATGCTTGTCTTTGTTCTACAGTTGCACCACTGACATCAGCATTTTCATCACCAGGTACAACTCCTGCTACTGGAATACTTTTTGGTAAGTAAAACTCAACATAGTATCTTGCCTTACGTGCAAATCCCTCACCCTCATTAACCATAGCTTGAAATCTACCCATTGTAGACTCAGGTTTACCTTTTAAATTAAGACCGAAACCTTGTGGACGTTTTAATCTTTGATCACCTGTTACGTTGTCTAGCGATCTATCTCTAGGTAAACCTATTCTAATATCAAAACCACCAATTCTTTTACCACCTCTTAATATTGCCATTACTCCATTGCCTCTCTGGTTTGTCTATAAACACTTTGTGCAGATGCTTTTTGAAACCTTTGTACAGGTAGATATATTGCATATGCCGCTTGTGTTAAATCTACTTTTAAGAACCTTGACCTAACATGATTGTATAGATACTTTTTTATTATCGGTTTGACTTCTGGTATATTCTTAACTCTATTTAAATTAACATTTAATAATGTTTTATTATCAATCTCTCTTTTATTTTTAAAACTCTCTAATCTTTCTAATAATCTAAATCTTTGTAATGGTGCAAGATAATGAAAGTTAATACCAGAAAATCCACCTGGTATTGTAGCTAATGGTAATACTAATGGATATATGTCATAATACGGTAAAGTCTTTTTATACTTTGGGTCATAATAAAATAAGTTCAATAAACCAATGTTTGGTCTATTAGTAAGTGTACCATCTTGCATCATTTTATTAGCAGTTACTCTGGTACCTAGCTTTCGAACAGTATTTCTATACCATTCTGCTGATCTATCTATACCACCATCTCTAGTGTTAATTCTATCTAATATACTTGCCATTGTATATATTTATACATAAAAAAAGGGATGTCCATTGCTGGACACCCCTTAAAGTAAAATGTAATTGAGAGAGATTACTCGTCTTCAGCCAACTTACTAAAATAAGATAACGTATCGTCATCATCACTAGCTGAAGGAGCACTTACAGGTTTACTTTTAACTGAACCGTTGGTTTGAGGAGGGAGGTCTACATTTTCCACCGTCTCAGTTTTTCTAGTACCAGAAATAACCCTAATCAGTTTCTCTTTGAGTTCATCATAGGTCTTAAAATTATCTGGTGCCAAGAAAGGCTTTAGAGCATACTGTTTTTCCCAAACAGCTTTGATAGCGTCATCACTACCAGCCACTTTGGATACAGCCTCAAATTCAGATTTATCGTAGTTCCAATAACCATCAACTTTTCTGATTTTCAATTTAAAGTTTGCACCTTCCCAAAAATCAAATGGGTTAACAGCCTTCTCATCTTCAAATGCAGGACTCATTTTCTCAGCAATCTTATCAAATATCTTTTTACCAAATTTGAATAATTTTACTTGTCCCTCATTTTGAGGATTTTTAGGATCACTAACCACTAATATGTTTGCAAAGTAAGATAGTTTTCTTTTTCTCTTTCTAGCAATCTCTTTATCAGATTCAACACCTGTATTCCATAGTCTTGTATTTTCTTCTGACACAGGGTCTTTTTGATTTAAAGTTGTTAATGAATTTTCTATATACCATCCACCTGTACCTTGGAATGCGTGTGACCACACTCTTGTCCATGGCATATCTTCACCAGAAACTGCAGGTAAGAATCTAATAACAGCATAACCGTTACCAGTTTTATCTAACTCTGGTTTCCAGATTCTTTCGTCAGTGTATTTGTCTTTGGATTGATTTTCGTTTGTATCTAATTTTGATTCTATAGCTTTTGTAAGTTTCTCAAAATTACTTCTGCTTGTTTTTAATGTTTCAAAGTCCATTGTATTCTCCTTGTATGTATCTTTGTATTATTGTATTTGTGTTACCTATATTATCGGTATCATTTTTATTTATAAGAGTATGAAGTCTTATTTTTCGTTTTTCTTCCATTTCTTATGATCTTCAGCCCACTCTTTTGCTGATCTACAAGATTTAGGTAATGATTTATTACCCATATATTTTCTTATTTTACCACTTGTATTATCAATCCAATCAAGTAAACTATATATTATTCCATCAAACATATATTCATTATACTACATTTGACACATTTTGTCAAGTGCATTTCTATCTATATATTTTATATTAGGAATATCTTTCCATTCTTCAATGGGTGAGTTAGTTTTATCTCTTCCATCGTTAAATTCATTCACTTTATAGAACATAATATCAGGTCTCCATGTCATTAAATCACGCCATTGTCGTATCCAATTAACACAAGGCGTAGGACTATGTTCTTCGTGTACGTAATATTGTGTTCCAGCATATAGATTATTTACTTTATTATCTACACTGTATAAATCATGTCCAACCATGTATATCTCTTTAGGGTTTTCTTTTTTAGAAGCTATGAAACCTGATGTAGGACCAGCAGACCAACCATAGTCATGGCCTATACCATCTGGTTTACACATAAATTCTTTTAGGTCTTTTACTTTATCATTAGGTTTAGTCCAACTGACGCATAATGATGAATGGTTTACTTTTTTATCTTTTATAAACTTCTCACCCTTTGTTCTAGTTAAAACATTAATTATACCTTTAATTTGTGCGCCATGCATAACAAATTCTTCTTCAGTTGTTCTTTTATTTGTTCTAACAACATCCCACTCTTTTGCTTTATCTAATTCATCTTTTGTCAATCCACTATAAATTAAATTATCATGTGCATTACCAGGCAACTTTGTCCAATCCCTAAAATAACAAGGTGTAGTATAACCAAAGCCACTATGATAAATCTCGTGCATAATACCATGGTCAACAGCAATTAATACATCTGGTGTCCAATCACGGTATATTGCATTACATCCATACATTGTAAAATATAATGATAATCTATCAAGGTCTAAGCCTGTTCTACTTTTTCCATTTCCTAAACAAATGACCCTTTGATCTCTACTTGCCATTAACAAAAACCTCCTTCATAATAAGTTTACATTTTGTTTGATTATAATTCATAAATGGTTTTAATTTTTTGATTTTATTTTCCCAATGAGGCCAGACAACTCTTTCTTTAATTTCTTTACTCCAATTTTTACTATACGATAAGATATTATCCAATACGACTGCCGTCTGTATTCTGAGTTTTTTTTGAAGCAATAATCGTAGAAGTCGTGGATGTTGGCCGTTATGTACAAGTAAACTGTCATCAAAAGAAACACTAGCATTATTAATATCATCATTAAGGAATAAACAATCGCTTCTAAAGTTGTAATCAAAAGCCTCTTTGACTTTTCTATACTCCAAGTAAACTTCCTTACCATCATTTCTTAATAAACTCCCTATCCATTTTTTACTGTCTGCCAAAAAGTTAGACACAAAAAAATCTAATATGTCATCTTTACTATACATTGTACTTAACTTATGAAAGAAGTACCTGTCGTTTCTTTTTGTAAATGTATCTAATTTACAATTTACTTTTCCACCATATTTATAGTAGTCATATGTGTCGGTTGTGAAATGCAGTTTGACTGCCATATATATTTTAAATACATCAAATCCACCATACATTATATAGGTAATACTCCAGTTTTTGGTAAGAAGTTTAAATTTTGTGCTTCCATCTCTATTTTTTGTTTTAGTGTTTTACTAATCAATGGTTTTACTGTAGCAACATCAAAATCATTTTCTTCACAATACCAGATGACTGCATCCATGTATGTCAAATCTCTTTTTTCTTTTACTATTTTTTCTATTTCTAAACTAAATTCTTTACTATTCATTTATCCTCCATCTAAAACTATATTGCCTGATATAGATATTCGGTTATCGTTTGATGTAAAAAAAGGATAAACACAATGTTGTAATTTTGATGGAAACATTAACATTGTACCTTCATATTTTTTACCTAATTTGTAAACGTGATTTCTTATATTACCAGTAGTGTTGATGTAGGTAAATTCAAAACAAGAAGTTAAACCTTGTCCATTTGGTTCTTCTTCCTCATACTCATATGGAATCTTCATCCATATTACAAAACTATAAATGCCATCGTGTGTATGATTTGGAACAAATTGATGTTTTGTTTGTAAATTATACCAACAAGGATTTACTTTTAATGGCAATCCCTTTGTTAATATTTTTATATCATCTAAACCTGGATAATTTCTATCGTATATATCCCTCATATCCAATACAAATTTATCTAGTAAGTTTTTATTCTTTTTTATGTAATATTGTTTTGAAACACCTTTACTAGCAATACCAGTAACAAACTCACTTGCATCATTTAAAGGTTGTGTACATTCTTCTAATAAAGGTTTATACACATTTTGTGGTAATTTTATTTCTAGTACACCAAAGTTTTTCATAATATTATGGGTGGCGCCACGCTAGCGGATTACCACCCTGTCAATTGACGTTTTCATTATATAACATTAATTGTCATTTGTCAATGCTTATTCACTCTTGTAAGCGTCTAATGTTTTTTGAAACTTACCTGCGTGTGACTTCTCAGCCTTTGCTAAAGTTTCAAACCAATCAGCAATTTCTTCAAAGCCTTCTTCTCTAGCAGTTCTAGCCATACCTGGATACATATCTGTGTATTCATGTATTTCACCTTTAATTGCTGAGTTTAGATTTTGCTCTGTGTTACCCATTGGCTCACTAGTAGCTGGGTCACCTACTTCTTCAAGGTATTCTAAATGACCATGAGCATGACCAGTTTCACCTTCAGCAGTTGATCTAAATACTTGTGCCACCTCGTTGGCTCCTTCAATGTCTGCCTTTTGAGCAAAGTACAAGTATCTTCTATTAGCTTCTGACTCACCTTGAAATGCTGCTCTTAGATTATCTTTTGTTTTACTATCTTTTAGTTCCATAATTATCTCCATTATAATGTGCCTGTTTCTGTTACTCGGTACAGGCAAACCGTTAACTG